GCTTCACGCAGTTTGAAATCACCATCATTGATGACTGTGATTGTCCATGGATCAAATCTTCTATCACCAGCAACCTTAAGTTGTCTTCCTCTGAAAGGAACAACAACTTCAGCAATGTTTGATGCAGGTAACTGAGCACCTTTGATCATCATCCTATGTCTATCTTCTTTGATTTCTTCATCAAAGATACCCACACCAGATGGGAAATCCATCTCTACTTCAAAGAGGTTAGGACGAGCACCACCTTGAGCTAATCTTGTCTTGAAAGAATCAATCGATCTTTCGTTGTTTGGTATGGAAAAAATGTTCTTGTCTAATGCCATAATTGTGGGGGTCTCCTATTACACAGTGCCTACAACTTCACTGAAGGAAACTCCAGTGCGTGTGGCGACGAAAGTAAGACCAATGAAGTTGATTGATCTTGCAGGTTTGATGTAAACATCAGCAAGGAATTCATTACGATCAATAACATCTGGTGTGTTATTGGTTTCATCGCAAATGAGTAGGAAGTCTTGAATACCTCTCTTTGCTTGAACATCCCTTAGGAATGGTTCAACAACATTTACGAAGTTTGAACGAGTACCTGCATCGTTGAGTTCAAAGAGTGCTGATTTAGCAGCATTCTCGACTGCTTTTTCGATTACGATGAACAACCTTCTTACGTTGATTCTGTCAAATGCAGACTCATAAGCAAGAGCAGTCTTATCACCGAAGAGGATAATACCTGATCCAGGTTGTGAGATGATTGGATTTATTCTCTGAGAGTAGAGTCTATCTCTTGCATCTTGACCAGGATTGAACGCTAACTTCACAGGGAAGTTTAGTCCACCTCTATCAAGACCTGCAGGTGAGAACCAAGGGAATTGATCTCTATCTGTTCTTACCATAAGTCCAGCAATATCACTAGACGAAGGCATATAAACAAACTTCTTATTGAATCTATCGTATACGTACTGATAACCAGAATCAAATACTGCGTATGATGATGAAGTTATTGGTGCGAAGAATGATAGAACATTGTCTAACTGATCTGTAGCAGAAGCAACGTTGACGGTTGCTAATCTATGAGGAGATATAACAGCAACTGTATCCTTTCTGCCTTCGGCAATCTGGATCATCTTGTTTGCTTTTGCTTGCTCCTCTTCCTTAGTCTTATGTGCAGAACCTTGTAGTAGGAATCTAATATCGCTATCTACAGGATCAGCAAACTTATCATATCCCGTTAGAATGTCTCCTAATGGTGCATCAAATAATCCAACACCTGTGTAATCCAAACCACCTACAAGAGGATAACCTACGTTACCGATAGATGAGAATTTGACTTCTTTAGCGTTCTGACCCCATGCACCAGAGTTAGTTGTTTCAGCAACAAATCCGCTACTGAATCCTGATGCTAATGGATTGGTTCCATGATGAGAATCAGATGCATTTACAAGTGAAACACCTGCAAAAATGTAATCTGAATTATCTGCTAGGTAATCTTTATAGTATATTGATCTACCACCAGACTGAGTTACATCCTTACCCTTAGAAAGGTTAGGATGTTTTTCTAGAATGGATCCTACATCTCCTGATATTCCACCGCCACCATCAACAACAACAATGTGAAGAGCATCGTTTGCTCCATCTCTACTTGTAACAAAATTATTTGTTCTTGGTTTGTTGAGTACTGCCTTCCAAGGTAGAGTAACAATGTCTGTTCCACCATCAGCAACACTTGTTAGAATGTTCTGTGCATTGTACCAATCACTTACAGTACCATCAGCAGGAGTAAATCTATTTCCTACGTTTGCCGTACTTGACGAGTTGATACCAACTAAATTGCCAGTTCCAGTTTTGAATTCAAACTGAGATCCTTCTGTATAAGATACAAGAGTTTCAGTTCCACCGATAACAGTACTTGTGACTCTAACGTCTATAGTGCCAGCACCAATATTTGAAATAATGCCCTTCAGCATTCCAGTTGCAGCAGCAGTTGTACCAACACCAACTGTAACTCCTGTTAGAGTTTGTGTAACACCATAACCAACTGCCCAGTTAGTTGTAGTAACACCAGTAAATGTTTGGTCAGCAGCGTTATCAATAACTGCGACTTTTGCGTTCTCTGCCCAATTACCTGGGTTTCTTGCAGCAAAATACCAAGTGGTATCATCTGCCTGATTATTTGTATAATCTTCGTAACTATCAAGTCGAAGACTTCCTAATGATGCCTGACCAACTGCAGCGTTTGCTGTGTTTAGATCTCCACCACCAACACGGACAACATCTAACTTACCACCATAGGATAAGTAATGTGCTGCACCATACCATGCCTCGTAATGGAAGTCAGTTGTACCCACACCTGGTTCACCAAATGTGTCAACTAACTCTTTTTCATTGTTTATTCTAGTTATTTCATTGACAGGCCCTTTACGGAAAGGAGCAGCTATACCACCAACAACGTTTAGTGTAAAGTCTACGCCACCTCTTGTAAGGTCTACCTCTCTTACTGAAATACCTGGAGATGCTAATCGAAGTGCCATTCTAACTCCCTGCAGTACCCGAACTTTTGACTGAAATTATTTAGGTTTTTTGACTGCTATATCAACCTTGGATTATTATCTACCACTCCAACTGACCTTTTCATCCCTAATTTAGATTCTTCAACATACGCTTCTGTTGGTTTTAATGCAAGCAAATCTTCAGTCCACCACCTGCAAGATACAATTTTTACAAATGTTATGTTTCTTTTTTCTGCTTCTCTTTGACATTCATCTACATCATTCTCATTATAATTGAATACGATATAATGCCATGTAGTTTTCAATCCCATAGCAGCAGCACGTATCATCATATTATATAAAAATTTCCCATTTTGATTTTTTCTATACTTGTGACTATCTTCTGGTTTGCCATCTATACCAAACACCCATTCAACATTTCCACCTTTTGATATTTGAAATGCCTTTGTCCACCAAGAACTTTTCTGTGCTGTAGCAGCAACATGAACTTGTATAGTTCTTTTCTTATCAACACATAGTTGTAAGAACTCATGAAACTGTGGATGAAACTGAGGATCAGAATGTGTACCACAAAAAGTTATTCCTTGAAAATAGTCACTAACAACATCCATTTCCTCATAAGTCATATGCTTACCAGGAACAGGACCACCAGTAACTAAATCTTGAAATCCATTCTTACCATCTGTATATCTTTGCCTAGCACAACCAGGACATTTCAAAGAACACAGATAAGTTATATCAAGATTAATTCCATAAAATTTATCCACAATACCTATGACAAACTGGAGGAAGTGATTCGGGATCGTTCTTTACCCTATCAAAAAATGCCTTCCACTCTTCAGAGTTTAGAACATCTTCAACTGTATTGTCATATGATATTCTAAATTTTTCATCTAATAAATCTTTTATATATTCTTTGTTTGGATTGTCATACCAACAGCAAGGTAATAATTCCCCCGTAGCACTCCACCCAAGAAATTTATCTTCTAAGCATCTTGGTTTCATCATCTATACTCCCACATAAAAGCTCTGTCTCCATACTCGTCAGTTTTCCAAACGTCACCATTCTGATCAACTATCTCAGACTCTTCATCAAATCCATCACATACAAATCCAAAAGGAGCCATGTCTTGTTCTATAGCATTCTTTTGTTCTTCATAGATACGTTTTCTGACATCCTGATCAGTCATTTCTTTGAAGTAGTCTTGTGCTACCAACCAAGAGAATATAACCAAACACATGGCAAGGTCATCATTACATCCCTCTTCTGCCTCGAATGATTGTTTCTTTTGAATAAACGTAGTCAACTCACTAATAATATTATAGTCATTGAATACTAATTTGTCTTCCTCTACCAATGTCTTTAGGTTAGAACAACCAACCTTCTTTGTGGTCGTGCTCATCTTGACACCCAACTGTGTTTTGACACCAGAGAATCCTGATCCCACAATCTGACCTGCCCTACCACGCATGGCAACCATCAATAGATTTTCATACTCAAGATCATAAAATAAAATAGATGCTACTTGATCTCCAATATCATTTACCTCGCATAAAACATATGCATTATTATATGCTGTAGCAACCTCCTCGATAATGGAAGGGAATAACATAGGTTTGACTTCGTTGTCTCTATATGTGGCAACAATTTTATACGGAAACTCTGTAATATCAGCAACTATAAAGGCACTATAATCTTTAGAGATACCTCTTGCTACGTCAACTGTTACAATATAATCTCTTTTCTCATAAGGTTTTTCATACACTGATAACTTACCATTTTGTTCTACAGGGTTTTCATATACAAGTGCTTTTAGTTTTGCTGCAGAGATAAGAGTATCTACAGATCCTAGAAACTCACACTCAAACTCAATAGCAAACTGTTGTTTACTAGTGTTTCTTATAGTCTGTTCTTTCCATTTAGAATCCCTACCAGGAACCTCAGACCAATGTACCTCTGTTGGTGTGTACTCATTCTGCCCCCGTTCAGCATCATGCCACATTCG